TCTGCAAGTAGGTTGTCTATTTTAGTTTTATCCTTTGCATATTGTACCTCGTCTATTCCTAAGTCATCTATTTGCTTTACTTCTCCGTCTATGTCCTCTATGTATGTTTTTATCATTCGTGCCTCTTTCTTGTGAGTGTTTAAGTAAATACCACGCAGAACTTTATAACAATAGTAAGTATTTATATCGTCATTATACCATAAATCTAAGCCTTTTTGCGTATCGAGAATTAACTGTACATAAAGTTCTTGAACGACATCCTCAGCAAAGCTTGGTTTGCAGCCAAAACTTTTGACAATACCTATCCAGTTTTTGTGTTTATCGTAAGCAAGTTCTACAAGTGATTTCATTTTATTTTAAATTAAAGTATAATTCGGATATTGTCGTGCTGTAACTATCTTCTCTGAACGTCCACTTACTACTTCCGTTTGGGTCTATATCTCCTTTTTTTCTAAATATTGCAGTCTTATAAAATTCATCTTTTGCAATAAAACCATAGATATAGGCTTTTTTGTAATCATCAGACATACCAACAAAGCAATAGTAATCACACTTTTGTTTAGTATTAAAAGCTAAAACACTTGCAGTCCATTTCATTGTTGGTGTTAGTCTTGCATTAAATCTTTTAGTTTTTACGTCTATCTTTTTATTGTCAATTATTAAATCATAGTCATAAGTATTTTCTTGAATAGCATTGTAGTACTGTCTTACTAAGACCTCGCCTAAAGCACCGCACTTGTTTCCCTCTCCTTGTGTGTAGCTGTTGTTTAATATTCCAAAGTCATATAGCTTCTTAGCTTCTGTAATACTTTCTTTTGTTATGTTTAACTCTATCATAATTTTATTTTATAACCCACAATATCCGCTGTCGCATTCGTTAAAGTCATCATCAAACAATTCTGTTTGTGTGTTCCAGTTAATAATGTCTTTGTACATTACATCGCTTCTCCATTTGCTTTTATTTGTTTCTTGGTCTGCAAACCATTGCATTTTATTAGGGTGTTTGTTAGACATCTTTTTTAAAAGTAGTGGACTTCTCCACCAGCAACCTACACAGTTATTCATATATGCAAACCTCACGCCTTTGTTTTTCCAGTATTCTTCTATCGTGTCTTTGTAAATATTATCGTTTATTAAAGGAAATTCTGGCTTACAGTATCTGTACTCTTGCCAAGCGTTTCTACCGTCTTTATGTTTTTTAAAAGTTGCTTTTACTTTAGTGTAACCCTCGACGTCAGTTTTCTCTATCATTTTGTTTGCTCTTTTAGTTTCGTTTGCACGATATCCAAAGCGCATAATCACTGGCTCTTTTAACTCTTTATATATCCAACTCAGTATTGGCATAGTTTTAAGTTCTGTTGTGCAGTATCTTGCCATTTTGTTTGGTAAATATCTTGTGCCTTTTTTAGTTGTTATTATTGCATCATCAAAGGTCTTACCAGTAACCCAAGTTATTTCTCTGCCTATAAATTGTTCAAGGTCTAACATTGTGTGTATTATAACGTCATCCTCTAAAGTGCCTATAAACTCAGTTCCTATTTTATCAGAAACAACTTGCCTAAGTTTTTTGTCTGGGTACAAACAATTCTTATCGCTTGTTCTAACTAAAGAAAACACATCATAGTCTGCTGGGTAATTAGCAGCTATGTAGCTTGAGGTCTTTCCACCACTTAAACTATTTACTGTTTTCATCCTAATTTCTCTTTAGTTGTTATAAAGTATTTTAAGGGGTCGTATATATCGCCAACTACAAAAGGAAGTCCAAACTCATTTATACTAAAGCTAAAGGTTTCAAAAGAGTAGCCTCTTGACCTTCTGCATATAACAGTAACCCAATCTTTGTTAGTTGTGTTTAGTTCTAATTCTATAACTGTTTCCGCTTTCTTCTCAAGAAAAGAGCCAAGATGCCCAGTTCCAAGTTTATTACTACCATAGTTTTGATGCATAACAACCATTATGTGCGTGTTGTAGCGTGTTGATAGTTGCATAAGTTTAGCAACCATTTCATTACAACTTGGTAGGTCGTTGGCATCAGCTACCAAATCAGCCGCGCCATCTACAAAAACTAACCCAGCTTCTTTTCCATTTTCTTTATTTTCTTTTAAAGTCCACTCTATAAACTCTAAGCGTTGTTTATAGGTTAATGTTCTTAATGCGTAAGTTTGATAACACCCATTGTCTTTTAAGTTCGCCATATCTGTTGCTCGTCTAAAGCATCTGGCTGCGTGGAAATGTCCTTGCTCTGTATCAAAATGAATTAGGCACTTATTACCTCTGTGTCCTTTTATGTTACCACCAAAGTTATTATTGTCGCTTAAATATACTGATGCAAGTAAAGATATAAAGAACGATTTTTTTGATTTTGGGGGTGCTGTAACGTAACTTATATTGCCCAAGCTTGATATTGCTATTGGATATGTTTTTTCACCTTTTTTAGTTTGTATTGTTTTTTCGCCATAACTCAAAGCAATCTCTGGGTACTCAATTTCTAAAGAAGTGTCTATGGCACATTCTTCTTTTATGAGTTCCATTAGCATTTGCTGAGTTGTTTCTTGTTCGGTCATTTATTATATGTTTGTTTTTGTTTTGTTATTTATTGTGGTTTTTTATGTAGTATATTATATTTTGGGTTTAAATTTCTTATTAAATTTCTTTCTAAAATATTAATTTTTTTATTATGTGAGCAATTTTTTTCCCATTGTTGCTTTCTTAAATCTCTTATTTCTTTATCAGACTTACCTTGTAACTTTAGTATATTATTATGATAGTTTATAAATTTATTAATTCTTGATATAAAAATTTCGTCAATATCTTTATTTAATCTATGCGACATTAATCTACTTCTTATATCACAAGTTTGACCAACATAAATAGCTTTTTTATTTTTAAGTAAGATATAGACAGTTTGTATATCATCACCTCTCCACATAAAATAAGGTCTATTGTTTTTTAAGTCATATTTAATAAATTCTATTCCAAAGTAATTAAAATTAGTCATAATGTTTTTGTTTTAGTAAAGGTATAAAAAAAAGGGGGTTAAAAAACCCCCCTTTAATTAAAATGGTAAATCTGCTTTCTCAGTAGCTGTTGTTACTGGCTCTGCTTGTGGCTCACGCTCTGCGAGTGTGATAACATTGTCAGTCCATATAACCTTTCCGTTTGCTAAGTATTGGCGTTGCTTCTTAGCCTCTCTTTCTTCTTTTGACTGTGCCACATATACGCTTGTGTTGTTTCCGTATCGTGTCTCATCGTTTACAGCCATTGTAAGGTTTACATATACTGCGCCCTCTTTCCCAGCAATAAATTTTTCTTTGGGAAGTTTATCTACTCTTAAATTAAAGTTTATTAATGCACTCATAGTTTATTTATTTTAGTTTATTTATTTATTATTAATCATAAGGTTTTGTATTCTGTTTTGGGTTTCTTAAAACTCTCGCTTTCATCCTCGCCAAACACTCCTAACTCATAGAAGCCAGTTAGTTTAAGGACTGCTCTACTCATAGCACGTTTCTCTGCCATTTCAGCGACATAAAACGAGTTAGTGTTTCCGTCTTTGTAGTTCTCGCCTTTTAAGGCACTACCAAAAGTTTCTATTGTTGCATTGCCTTTAGTCGCAGTAGCTTTAAATACAGCATAATTTGGCTCACATCTTATAACTTCATAATTTATTTGTATGTTAGCTTTTGCTTGTATAAGGTCTATCCCATTTCGACAGATAATTGTGTAGTGCTGATGTTTAAAAAAATGTTCAGCTTTTAAGTCGTAGAGTTTATATAACTCTTTTAATCTATTTTTGTTCATTGTTCTGTGTTTAAGTGTTCTATTTCTATTATTTGTTCTAAGTATTTTACTCTTCTTTCTAATGCTTCTACTCTTGCATTTAAATAGTCTATCGTTGTTGGGGTCGCTGCTCGTTTAACATCTTCATAATGTGTCATATTACAAATCTTTAAACATTACAAAAGGGTTGTCTACACCAATTACAAATTTAATATCTAAAATAGTTCTGTATCTAAGGTTATGTATTACACTTTCTTCTTCTAAATCGTTTGAAATAGTTGCAATAATACCTGGATATTTTAGGTTAACTTTAGAAAGTTCTTCTGAGTATTCTGGCTTTAGCCTATCAAGTAAGGAAATCATTTTATATGTCATTGTCTTTGTTTTAAGTTTCCCCAAAGCTACAAAAAAAAATTTAATAAACAAAATGTAAACACTTAAGCAACAAAAAAACCACCTTAAAAAAAGTGGTTTAATTGGGCTGGTTAGCCACTAAACAAAAACATAGAATATTAAGCAAAGGTAAGTATTATATATGTATCTTAAAAGTTTTGCTTCTTTTTTATTTCATTTAATTTGTCGTTAAATTCTTCAAATATCTCTTGCCAGTCTGCATCTGTGTACTTTACCATACTTCTTGAGGTCTGTAATAGTTCTTGTGATAGTTCTTGCCCCAAAGCTATACTGTATTCGTACTGTCTGCCATATTCAAATCGATTGCACTTTCTACATTGTGCTTTTACATTCCGTTCGTCATATCTCGTGATTAAATACTTTCTACTTATAAAGTGTCCAGCATCACTCTCAGAAAAATGTATTGTTTTACCGCAGCTTATACAATCACAATTACCAGTATTGTTGTCTGCATCTCTGCGTCTTATGTATTCGTGGAATACTTTATCTATCTTATTCTTCCAGTATTTTTGTGTTTTTTTTGGCATTGCCCCAAATTAGAATAGACCTCAGAAGTCATTATTTTATTATAACTGTTTTTGTTTACCTTTATTTATCTGTTTATGTTTACCTAAATATATATCTATTTAAGCATACCATAATTTTATAATAAAAAGCTCAAAGTTATTAATTAAATTTTAGAAAAAAAAATTATTTTTTCCAATGCTTAGTTATTTTCTCAGCAGAACGCATACCAAAATAACCACCATAGACTAATAATAAAAGCGAAGAAAGTAATTCAATCCAGTTAGAATCTATTTTAAAGCCTTGTAAAGAGCTATCTAAAATTATGTATATAAATAGGGTTGCGGTTAAGAAAGCAAGTGTAAGGGGTCTTATATTGCGTGTAAGGTAGCTATCTGTCTGGTTGTCGCTTACCCAGCGCTTTGTGGTTTCTTCCATTTCCAACATATCGTAACGCAGTTCTTCAAGTAAAAGTTGCTTATCTGCTTCTGATAGCTTATCGTCTGACCCTATTTTACCAGCAAGGTCTTTTAGTTGTTCTATTCCAGTAACACTACCAACTACTGACAAAAGTTCTGGTGCTACTTCTTTACCTTGTTTTACTAACCAACGTAATGCATCGCCTACCCTTGTAGTTCCGTTTTTTTTCTTATAATCTCCCATCCCATCGTGCTTCAGTGCCTCTAATGTCTATGTGGGTAAAAGTGTCATATTTACCTAAACCACCACATTTTATAAAACCGCCTTGTTGTAGTTTGTCAATGGCATTTGCGACCTCGTCTGGTGTTAGGTTTTTTACTACTATGTCTGCTGCTTTACCTACTAAGTGCTGTGATTTTAATGTGCCGTTATTTAAACCATTCCAAGCCTCACATCTGTAAGCACTATTTATTTTTATAGGCTCTTGTAACTCATCTCTAACAATTTGTAGATTTTCTGCAAGTTCTTTAATGTTTCTATATACATCATCTGAAAGTCTGCAATAACAACCCTCAAGGTTGCCTTTACACTCAAACTCACTTAGATTAAAGTTCTTTGTCAGCTTCATTCTTTTTTTTGTAAGTTGCGTATATCTTTTGAAATGTATAAACAATAGAAGCCAAAAGAAGTATGATTTTTAGACCATCCTCAACAGCAGTAAAGCTAACCCCTAAAGTAATTATGTTAAATGTGTACAATCTCAAATCATCTAAACTCATAGCATTAAACCTTTTAAAAAAGCGTTCCATTTAGCAATAAGATAAAACTG